TTCATCGCCCAACAGTTGAAGAAGACCATCAGCACCTGGAGAGGAATAATCAGGGACCAGATGCTCTATCAAGGTGATGAACCGATCCTGACCCGGGAGCAGATCGAGAAGCGGATGCAGCTCAAGGCCGATGCCGTTATCGGTGAGGCTGAGATCCGACACAAGACCGCAAGAACCTACAACTTTCTACTGAACCAAGGAGAGTAAGATAAATGGCTGAGTCTTACAAAGAGTACATCGGGGATGGGACTACGCATCAGTTCGCAGTCCCTTTCCCCTACATTGACAAATCACATGTCCACCTTTACATCGACGGTGTAGAGGATACCACCTTCACCTGGATTACGAGCGGGACCATTCAGGCGACCACCATCCCGGCCTATGGGTCTCTTGTCATTGTGCGCCGCGAGACTCCGAGTGATGAGCGTCTGGTGGACTTTACTGACACCTCCATGCTCCAGGAAGGGACTCTTGACCGAGACAGTCAACAGAATTTCTACAGAATGCAGGAAATTGTTGACTTCGATGAGGACAAGTTGACCTATGACCCGTACATTCCAGGCTATGACGCAAAGTCCAGGCGGATCGTCAATGTTGCCGATCCGGTCAACAGCAACGATGCAGTCAACAAAGCCTACTATGAGGGGACCTTCCTCCCGCAGATGCAAGCATGGGAAGCGAAGGCTGAACAGTGGGCCGAAGAGGATGAGGATGTCGAGGTTGAGGCGGGGCTTTACAGCGCCAAGCATTGGGCCGCCAAGGCTGAGGATGATCGTATTGCCGCTGATGAGGCTAAAGTTGCCGCTCGGGTGGCTGAAGCCGGTGCTAAATTAGCGGAAAATGACGCACGGAATTATGCTAATCAAGCTAATGAAGCACGGAATTTGGCAGAGGATTGGGCGTCTGCTAATGAAGATGTTGAAGTTGCATATGGTAAGTACAGTGCATTTCATTACTCGACCAAGGCTGAAGAGGCTAAAGTTGATGCTCAGGTGGCTGAAGCCGGTGCTAAATTAGCGGAAAATGACGCACGGAATTATGCTAATCAAGCTAATGAAGCACGGAATTTGGCAGAGGATTGGGCTGAGAAGGATGAGGATGTCGAGGTTGAGGCGGGGCTTTACAGCTCCAAGCATTGGGCCGCCAAGGCTGAGGATGAGAAGCTCAAGGCCGCTAAGTGGGCCGAAGAGGACGAGGACGTCCAGGTCGAACCTGGACTGTACAGCGCCAAGCACTGGGCAACTCAAGCGAACAACATTGCTGCCGGTATCACTGAACTGCTTCCCTATTTCAGGAACAAGATTATCGGCGGTGATTTTAATACCAACCCTTGGCAAAGGGGAACTTCATTCAATTTTACTGATAATGCTGATGAATATACAGCAGACAGATTCAAGGTAACTAAATCCGGTTTTTTTGCGTTAGATGTACTTAGAACACTGGACCATCCATTATTCTCTGCCACCGGAATTCCTTCTTTTTACTGTTTGCATGTGAATGTAACCACGGCGAATGCCTCCTTGGCGTCCCCTGATTATGCAACAATATCACAACTAATCGAGGGCTATAATGCGGCACCCTTCGGTTTTGGACATTTAGGTACCCGGCATGTTACACTTTCGTTTTGGGTGAAGGCAACCAAAACAGGAACATATTGTGTGTCTTTTGGAAATTACAATTCCTCCCGTACTTATGTTGCGGAATACGTTGTAAACGCAAGCAACGCATGGGAAAAGAAAATAATTACCATACCCGTAGACACGGGCGGCGTTTGGGACTACACGACCCAAAATGGATTAGGGGTCCACTTTGCTATTGCTGTTGGTCAATCTTATCAAGCTCCCGCCGCTAACACTTGGAATTATGGAAAATATTTAGCTACCTCTAACCAAGTGAATGGGGTTGATTCTATTGACAATGATTTCAAACTCGCTTTTATTCAACTTGAAGCTGGCTCTGCCGCCACCGCGTTTGAACAGAGAAACGCATCAATCGAACATATCCTCTGTCAACGATACTATGAACGCAGCGCTGGTAATAGCCTTCTCTTCAGTGGTAATATAACACAAGGTGCGTACTACTACGCAACAGCAACATTTCGAGTCCCAAAAAGAGTAGAACCTACCATTAGCGTCTCAAAACTTATAAGTGGTGGGTTTAAAATCGATGCCAGTGACATTGTTATTCTTTATCTTAACACCGGTGGGTTCACATGTTATGACACGGCACTCAACTCAGGAATTGGCTACTACATTCAAGATTGGGAGGCATCAGCGGAGCTATAAATTATGAATATCACGACTGTAAAATACACACCAAACAATAATGGTTTTGTAGTAAATGACAACCTATTCGTTCCAACCAACCCAACCAACAAGGACTACCAAAAAATCCTCAAGTGGATCGATGAAGGTAACACCCCTGAACCTGCTTACACTGAAACGAAACTAAAACAGAAGCATCTTCATAAACGGATCACCTCATTGGAGACCAGTCTTATACAAGAGAACCACGTTCTATTGAAGATGCTCTTCGTTATGTACAAAGTGGGGGAGACAAATGGGCTATGGAATAAGGCAGACTTCGAAGCCAAACTTCCTGAAATCATTGACAAGATCCAAGACCTCAAAACCAAACTCGATGAACTGGAAAATCTTCAGACCACTGGTGATTAAAAGTGGAAAGAGAGATGACCTACCAGGAGTCGATTGAGGTACGCCTCGCTCGTCTGGAGGAAAAGGAGGCCGCCGCTCAGATGGCAGTAGCCAAAGAGTTGGCGGCCATCCACAAGATTCTTGCCAAGGGTCACACCTGTTACCAGGTAGACCGCCTTGCCAGGATCGAGTCGAACCTTAGCTGGACAATGAAGATCGGTGCTGGTGTCTTAACTTTTCTGCTGTGGCTGGACCAACAAACCATCGTGCAATCCTTCAAGCAACTGTTCAAGTAATTAAAGAAAAAGGAATGATATATGGCACATAGAAATAATAAAGACTCGACTAAAGGGAAAGCCAAAGAAGTCGATATCCCTGAAGAGGCTCTTCAAAAAGAGCAAGAAGTACTTCAGGAATTGGCAAAATTCAGTAAGGTTACCGAGGCATTACTGGATCGGCTATTCACTTCAACTGTTCGTGACCTGATTGCGAAAATCGAGGCCGGTATCGCAACCCCTACCGACAAAGCAAACGCGATCCGCATCCTGCAAGCCAACAACATCACTATGGACCTGGAGGATGAGGAGTCCAGGAAGGAGTTGGATGAGCTGGCTGGTATGGTGCTGCCTGATGTTGGTGACATGGAGTTCGACATGAAGTACCAAAATTAGTACATAGGCATTTAAACGCTCTGAGAGGCCCGTAGAGACACTTTAACCATTTATGGCTATGTCCCTATGAGCCTCTTTGTTTTAGGCCAAGGAAGGCACCAATGAGTTCACCTAAGAAGAAAATACGACAGAAGAACCAACACCTCGCTGAGAAATGCAAGAAGGACTTCAGGGCTTTCCTCACGGTTGTATGGAGACACCTCCACCTGCCCGACCCTACCCCGGTCCAGTACGACATAGCCAACTACCTCCAGCATGGGCCGAAGCGGCTCATCATCGAGGGATTCCGAGGAGTTGGCAAGTCCTGGGTCACCTCGGCCTTCGTCTGCTGGATATTGCTTAGGAATCCAGAGGAGAAGATTCTGGTGGTCTCCGCATCCAAGGTGCGCTCTGACGATTTTAGCACGTTCACCTTGAGGCTCATCAAGGAGATCCCGATCCTGCAACATCTGGTTCCCCTGCCCGACCAACGGGAATCCAAGATCGCATTCGACGTGGCCCCTGCTCAGGCAGCCCATGCGCCGAGCGTGAAGTCTGCCGGTATCTTCGGTCAGATTACAGGTAGCCGTGCCACGGTCATTATTGCAGACGACATCGAGATCGCCAACAACTCTGCCACCCAGGACATGCGGGAGAAGCTGGTCAACGCTGTTGGTGAGTTTGAAGCAATCCTTGTACCCGAAGGGAAGCCAAGAATCATCTTCCTGGGGACACCACAGACCGAGGAATCGATCTACAACAAGCTGAGGACCAAAGGCTACACTGCCAGGATTTGGCCAGCTCAGTTCCCTGCAGCCAAGCAACGAGAGAGCTACAGAGGCGCATTGGCCCCGATGCTCTGTGACATGTTGGACAAAGGGGAAGCAAAGCCTGGAGATGCTACCGACCCTCAACGATTCGGTCTCGAGGACTTGGCAGAGAGAAAGGCAAGCTATGGCAACTCCGGCTACAACCTACAGTTCATGCTCGACACCTCCTTGTCTGATGCTGAGAAGTACCCGTTAAAGACAGGGGATCTCATCATCATGGATCTCAATCCAGACAAAGCACCACCGACAGTACAGTATGGCTCAGGACCGGAACAGAGAATTCACGACTATCCTCAGATTGGGTTCGCAGGTGACTACTGGTTCAGACCTATGTTCTTTGAACGTGAGCATTGGACCCCTTACGAGGGAGTGGTCATGGCTATAGACCCGTCGGGGCGTGGAGGAGATGAAACAGGCTATGCGGTCGTAGCACAGCTCCACGGTAAACTGTTCGTCCTGGATGCAGGAGGCATCAAGGGAGGCTATGAAGAAGATGCCTTGGTGATGTTGGCAAAGACAGCCAAGATGTGGGGAGCAAGGAGAATCATCATTGAAAGCAACTTCGGTGACGGCATGTTTACGAAGCTGCTCCAGCCTATCCTTGGGAAGGTCTACCCCTGCACCTGTGAGGAGATCCGACACAACATCCAGAAGGAACGACGAATCATCGACACCCTTGAGCCTATCATGAACCAACATAGGCTTGTGATGAACGCCCAGGTGGTCAAGAAAGACCTCAAGTACCTGAACAGTGAGACCAATGTTGAAAGACTTCAAGTCTACTCCCTCTTCTACCAGATGACCAGACTCACCAGGGACAGAGGCTCACTGAAGCATGACGACCGTATAGACGTGCTTGCTATGGCTGTAGCCTATTGGGTGGATGCTATGGCCAGGGACAGTGACAAGGCAAAGACCAAATACGAACAGAGACTCCTTGATGAGGAGCTGAGGATACACATCCAGAACTGTGTGACTAAACACCCAGGTCAGGAGCCAGTGAAGCAAAAAGCTAACTTCCTGTCTTGACTCAGGATGCCACGACGGCCTACTTAAGGGTAAGGGGTAAGGAAGGTTATAGTATAGAAATATAGTTAACATGAAGTTTAACATGAAGTTTAACATGAAGGCTACTGAGA